ATCTTCGGCTAATACAGTTGCTGTGGCGTTTGAAGTAGAACCAGTTATAGTTTCACCTCTTGTAAATTTACCAAAAGATGAACTTTCTAAAAGTATTTTATCACCAGCGTCTAGTTGTGTTCTCTCTGTATCTAAACGAGAACCATCTAATATTAATTCATTTGCTTGAGCAGTTTCAGTTTCTAATAATATACCATCTGTAGATTGTACCGAAGTTACATGTAACTCGGCAGATTCCATAAAAGTGAAATATATTTTTAGAAACTCTAAAAATTTAGGATGTTGTTCTAGTACAAACTCTGGAGCTTGTTGATTTATAAGACTTGATATTTTGTCTTTAAAAGTGGCCATTAGTAACTACTTGTTGTTGTATAACCTACGCCAGCGTCTGCTGAACCTCCTACAAAAGTATCTGCTTGAACTGTTATAGATGAATTGGCTGTGTCTATTTCTAAAATTTGATCTCTTACAGGCACAACATCATTTGAACTAGGTGGAACTGTTAACTCAATTACCGTTGAAGCAGCGCCTCTAATATTTTCTATTGAAGCTATGTTTAATGAATTGATTGTGATTTGTCCTGTCGTATAGTTTATTGTACCTTGTGTGTTGTTTACATATGTTCTAACAGCACCAACAAAATAAAATCTTCTTACATTACCATTACCATCATCATCTAGGAAATAAACGTTTGTAGTATCACCTTCAACTTTAAATCCTGTTGAACTTAAAATTCCACCACCTGAAGTATTATGGCCAGAGTGTGGATTATATAAAGCGTTTCTAAAGTAAACATCATATCTTGTTGATGAACTAATAGTTGGTGTAAATTCTTTTCTTATTTTAACTGTTGTTATGTTTGATAAGATAGATGTATCTGTATCATCAATTAACTCTATAACTTTTGAATATCTAAACACACTATCAAATTTTTGTAAAGTGTTTGTATCGTAATTTGTTAAAGCAGCTAATACGTCTGATTTTAAAGTAGTTGCCGTTTTAGTAGTTGTTTTTTGATCATACTTAACAGTTGATGTTATAATAATAGAAGTAGTTTCTGGATCAACAATTTCCGGTCTTACTGAAGCAACATTAAATTTTCTTAATTGTGTAACTATATCTGTTTTAGTAGCGTCTGTTAGTGTAGAACCTGAAGCTGCCTTAATGGCAATCTTAACTACACCATAAACTGGTGTTTCATCATCTTCACCACCCCATGCTGATACAGATTGAGCATTAGGATATATTTCTAATACTTTTGTTTCATAGTCACTTGTTGTGACTGCTCTATCTTGTGCTGAATATTGTAAAGGAGCATTATATCTTATTGACTCTTTTGATTGTGGTTCTGAACCACCTTGAGCGGCTGATGATGTAGTAATTGTTACATCTGAAAAAGTATCTATTGAACCAGATAGTGTAAATGTGCTAGCGCCGTTAGCCTCTGCTTTGTTTGTAACAACATATTCCATAATTACAATGTTGCCATCTTCTAAAGATTTACCAACAACACCATCACCAAAGTAAACTTCAAATTTACCATCTTCAGCTTCTTGTAAAAAGTAAGCTTTTGATGTGTTATCTAAACTAGTAAGTCCTGAAGCTAATGTATAAGTAGCAGTTGTAGAATCTGTGCTAGAATTTTGTACTTGAATTTTTAAAGTAGATGTGTCAGCGTTATTGTTAGGGATTAAAAATCTTTGGTCAACATCTGTAATATCAACTGTATATTTAAATGTTACTAGTGTTCCTTCAAAAATAGGAATATCTTCAAACTTATAAACACCATCTGTAGGGTTTACTGTGTGTGAAGCATTTGTTAAAAATTGATAAGAAGTGCCACCAATTGTAGATGTAAACACTGTGCCTTTATCCATAACAATAGAAGCGCCTGAAGCATTATTTACTAAAATATCTATTGTAGCTGATGGTGATTTTGATGATGTTGGTGTATAACCTAACATTTTAGCAATTGAAACTATATTTTTTCTTACATCAGCACTATCAAGGTACATTTCATTTGCTAACATATTAGCATTGAAGCCAAGATAGTGTGTATTGTATGCCAATAAATCTAAAAGTATGGCAAAACCTGATCCTTCAAAGTCATAATCTTGGAACTCTGATTGGTTTTGTAAAAATGTTTTAAGATTTGACTTTATATCGTCAAAATCCAATTCTGATACTTCTAATTTATTGCTGGCCATTTTATCTTAATCTTTCTAAAAATGTTTCTACTGTTACAGGATTAGTTACGCCTACAACTAGAAAACTGATAGTTAATTTGTAACTATTTCTGTCTATATCAGGATTTGCTAAAATTTGTATTAGTTTAATCCTTGGTTCAAAATTTAATAACACTTCTTCAACTTTTCTCTGTAAATTTAGAGCAGTTAAAGGGTTCATTGGTTCAAATAACATAGCTCTTACATTACCACCAATTTCAGGATGAAAAGGTCTCTCAAAGTGATTAGTTTGAATTAAATTACGAACCGATCTTTTCACAGCCTCAACATCTGTCAATTTATTAACATCATGTGTTACAATATTACGACCAAAATCTAAATCTAAGTCTTTATAAATTCTGGTAGCTCTTGTACTCTTATTTGATACATTTTCTGTACTATAACTAGGCATGCTAATATTTATACAGATTATCCAGCAAAAACATTAGAACTTCCTGTGGAAGCAGCATTAGGTACCCAACTACCATGACCACCAGTAGAGTCACCTACTCTATGAATAGCAATACCATTAACTCTTACTGTAGAACTACCAGCAGTAGCAGGATCTCCACAAGATGTACTATCTCCTACTCTTATAGAGGCAGCGCTGTTAATATTAACATTTGGCGATCCACCAGCATACGCTGTTTGATGAAAAGGGTTAGGTGTAGGGCTGGCATGACCAACATGTTTATCTAAACCTGATCTTACACATGCCGGCATGTTATTTTCCTTGTGAATTGTAAACTTTAAACGATCTTTTACGAGATTTGTTCATTGATGATTTTTTTACGCTTTTACTATTACCTTGTGATGTTTTTTTAGGCATTCTTTCGTGTGCCACAAACGATTTTGCTATTTTAGCCATTACTTAACCTTGCTTTCATCTCTGCCTTCTTTTTTTCTGCTATTAATGATTGTCTTATTTTTCTACCCATAGGTATTTTTACAGAATCAACAATTTTTTTGCCTTTTTTACTAATATATTCAACTCCAATAAATTCATCTTTAAAATCACCTTGAATAGACCTAACGGCCTTTCTCAAACTCATTTCCTCTTTCTCTTTTTCATCACCTGCTTCATTCCAAAACTTATATAATCTCATTTTAGCCATTTTATAACTCCATTATGTTTTTTTAATATTTATGCTCAAAAATTACAAGTAAAATTTGCTTCAGTGCCTTCTAAATTTAAGGATTTTGTGTTTGATTCGCTTTTTTTGTTGATTTCTACGTCAACTTTAGGTTTTATTTTACAATTTTCAACATTTCTACTACATGATGTGAACAAAACCAGAACAAACACTAAAATTAACGATATTTTTACACTTTTTTTCATTTTTTTTGCTTTTTTTGCTTGACTTTTATGTATTTATCTGGTATATTGGACGAGTAATGACAACAAAAACAAAGGAAAACACTATGAACAAAATAATAGAATATATGTCAGTAATAATGGCAACAGTAGGTACTTTAGCGATGGTTGGTGCCGTAGGATCAATTGAAATAGACAAATATTTACAAGGTGCTTCAATGGCCTTGTTAGGTATTGTGTCATATATCTTAGCTTTATATGCTCAGGAATTATACAAGGAGGACAAGTAATGATTACAGTAAATAAAACAGCAAAAACCTTAAATGAGGGTATTATGAATATGACTAACGCTATGACCGAAGATTATGGTAGGAACTTTGGTTCTAGTGATAATAAAGAAGTAAAAGAAAAAATGTGGAAAGAATATGCCACTGGTTTTGAAATTAGAACTATGAAAAAGTTTATTAAAGTTATTAATGGTAATGGTGTTAAAGCTTTTATCGTTATGAAAGACTTTGGTAGATTTAAAATGGGTGATATATTAAAACCTGCTGGTTGGAGAGCACCTGCTCTTAATCAAGCTAGAGGTAATGTACTTGATGGTGATTATGCTATTCAATGGACAGGACCATTATATTTAAAATAAGGAGAAACTATGTTATACGGAGATAAAATAATGAATACTGATTACTATAAAGATTTAAAAAGTACAGGTAATGCTATTGCTAAAAAATACTTATCTACAGATTTTGAGTGTAGTATTGCCAAAGGTATACCTATGAAGTATCTACCTTTGTTCAAAGAGTTTAGTTTAAAAGTAAAAGGTTTAAGAATAAGATATAGAGGCAAATCAAAGCCAGGTTATAGACGAGTATCATCTTTTTGTCATATGGCTTACGCCGATACATTTGCCATTTACAAAAAATGAAAATAGATTTTTATTTAAAGTGGATTGCCACAGGACTCTTAATAGTTGGTTGTGGTCTTAATGCCGTTAACATCTATCCTGCCGGCCCTTTGGTTACAGGATTTGGTGGAATATTTTGGCTAATAGTAAGTATTATGTGGAAAGAGTGGTCACTGATTGTTACCAACGCCACTTTACTATTTGTTAATTATGCCGGCCTGATTTATATGTTGTTTATTAAGCAGGCGTAGCTCAATTGGTTAGAGCGCTGGTTTGTGGAACCAGAGGTTAGTTGTTCAATTCAACTCGCCTGTACCAAATAAATAAAATTATGAATCAATACAATTGGTTAATACATACAAACATAAAAGATATATCTTCTTTTAAATCAGCAATAAAAAAAATGAAAGTTTGGAAAGATGTGTCAGGTTCAACATCTGCCATAGGTTCAAAACAGTTTGAGTTATATGATGGTGTTGAATATATAACATTAATAAAAGATTATATTAAATCATATCATAAAGACAATCCTTTTTTTGATGTAAAGATATTTGATAAACTAAAAAGCCATTCTATGTGGTCTGTAGAAGGATCAAAAAACAGTTATCATAAATTACATAGGCATTCACCTGACGGTGATGAGAAAACTAGATACAATTATAATTTATCTACTGTATTTTTTTTAAACGTACCAAAGAATAAACCAAAAGGCCAGTTTTATTGTTTATTAGAAACTAAAAAAGGAACAGAGTTAACTGTTATAGAACCAAGAGTTGGTGATTTACTTATTTTTCCATGGTCATTATATCATGGTGTATATCCTCAAGGTGAGGGTAAAAGAAAAACAATCAATTTAGATTTTAAGTGAGAGGTGCTTGTGTGTGGAGGTAAGCACCTCTCTATGATAGAGTTAAACTCTATCGTGGTGTGATATTATTATTTATACACTAAATCCCTTGTAATCGAGGATCATTTGAAAAAAGATTTTTCTTTGCCTTTGGTCTGGCAATACTATCTTTACTTCTTTTTCTTAATTGAGCTCTAGTAGAAATCTGTTTACTTATCTCTTTTCTTTGAGCTCGTAGGTCTTTTACTAAGTCCATACTTTCTCCTTTTAAAAGAGCGTTTCTTCAACCTTTGTGGTTTACTTCCGTCCGTTTCAGGATAAACGATTGTATTATTATTTATATGGATTAATTTAGAGAAATATATGGTTAATGGACTATGAGGGTCGTAAGAGTTGTATTCGCTTCGTTTCTTATTCACAAAGTTTACTTTTATTTAGTAAACTATGGACCTAAGAAAACATAAAAACCACCAACAGAGGTTTCTTTTTTAGCCAGAGTGTAACTCCAATTCATTAAGTCTTTAAACTCTTTTTCACCATCTTTATTATATGATAACTCTAAAAAAGGATACATAAATGAAACAATACGACATAACCTTTGTTTTTGAAATAAAGGTGCTTTTTTATATACTTCTAAAAAGTTATCATAACTTGTTAATGTGTTAGATATTTGTTTTGCTCCGTGTCTTTTAAATATTTCTTTCATTTCTTTTAATGCTAATTTTTCTTCAACGGATAGATTAGGTGTACCACCTTTTCTTATATCATAACCATATCGTTTCTTAATTTCTATTGGTATTTGTTTGGCATCCATACCACCTACTTGTGAGCCAGCACCTTTAAAACGACCTTCTAAATAAACACCATAATTATCTGTAGAGGCTTTAAAACCCATACGAACACCAAAACCACTTTTTGTATAGATAATGGCATTTTTAAATGTATCACCTGTAAAGTCACATTGAGTAAATGTAAAATCAAACTTTGCTTCTTTTACCTTATTGGCTGATAGATTGACATAATCAATACGACCTTTTTGAGTTTTTAAAATTTGTTTTAAAGATATACCTACAACATTTTCATCTTTGTAATCTTTAATTAATTGTTTATTAATCTGTTGTATATTAGACGCCTCTGTATAATTATCAAAATTCATATTCTTTTTAACAATCCATATATCACCTGGATTCCAATTGTCTTTTGATAGACGAGATAAAGCAAGAGCGTTTTTATATATCTTCTTTGTTACATCATCAAGTTGTCTTTCATAAACATAACCCTTACCTTTAAAACGACCTGTTTCTTTTGATAACCATACCTTTACTTGTTTTTGAGCACTTAAAAAGTAGTCCTCATGGAAATACTTTCTTAATTGTTTAGGCATACATTCTTCAACATAATCATAATCTACATCTCTACCATTTTCTAACTTCTCTCTTAAAATACACATAGAGATTAATTCTTTTAATTCTGTTTTTTCATTTGTTGATGATTTATCACTTGCGCCTTTACCATCACCAGCATGACTAAATGAATTTTGTATTACAGACTTAGGACCTATAAACTCATATAATGGCCCATTAGGTAATTTCTTCATACACATAGATAAACCACTTTCACTCATATAGATCGTATGCTTGGGTTTACCTTTTTTAGGCTTTACTAATTCAAGTTGAGTTTTACCAGGAACAAGACCAGTGGTACTCTTACCTAATAAAGCGCCAAGACCATTTTTAACCTTATTCAGACCAGCCTTATCTTTTAACTCTACCTTGTGACCATTTGGATATTTACTTTTAAATATATTTGCCATAACTCCCTTATACTTTAATATTTATCGAAAGGCAAGAGAAATTTTCCGAGTTTCCGGACGATTCGGTTAATAATGGCCGTAATAGAGATACCGTCAGTCGTCCTCTATGGACTCTAAGCTTTTCCTGATGGTTTGACACCACTATGTATAATTACCACGAGCTTGACAGAAACACTATAATGTGATAGTATATACACATGATAAAGGGTTGTATTGGATTTAGTTATGTAAGTGGCCACCTGTGTGGCGATATGTTGCTTTGTAGAGGGAAACGTGTAGTT